CTTCTTAGCAAGTGCGCGAAGCTCTTGAATGATGAGCCAGACCTTTTCGGCATCTGCCTCAGTCGTTTCATTGAACTTCTTGCCTGCGCCAAGATACTCGGCAATGATCTTAGAGATTTTCACTCTATTTGCCGCATCTTTATTAACCAGGTCACCGAACAGAACTTCAGCTTCAGCCTTCATTTCGGAGAACTTCGGCATTTCGACTTCTTTTTCGATGTAGTTATTCTGGCGCTCGTTTGTGACGAACTTATTGTCATGCTCGGCAGCTTCTTTGTCGATAGCATCTCCGATCGCCTTTACCAAATTATCATATGTAAATACGATGTAATCCGGCATATACTTGAACCGAGATCCAGCGACGTACCGAGGGGTTTCGCGCAGATACAATCTCGTCTCTATTGTTCCATCCTCTTTCTTGTAAGGACGACTCAAACCAATGATATCACAGGTTCTTTCGCAAATGAGACGGCCACGCTTATCAAGTGTAGGCTCCATGCGGGTATATTCATTACCCTGCTCATCCCGCTCTACACGATCCGTGCTGTGTGAAATCAGCACAAGACCATAGTCAAGCTGAATGATCTTACGGATACTGGAGTCAAATTCATCATGGACAAGGGAATAACCTTTACCATAAGGAATATCTCCAATAGTATCTACACCATTGTCATTACAGATATACTGCTCACAATAGTCATAAGCAATATCTGCGGTATCAATAATAACAGTCTGGAACTGCTTTTTGGTTTCCTCGTCTTTCAATTCAACCAAGAGTCTCTTGAACTCGTTCCAACTGTTCACAGGAGTAGCCATAATACCTGGGATTGCGGAATAGCCCTTCTCGAAGGCGAACACAACCGCGCCCGGGAATTTGGACGCGATTGTAGTTTTACCAGATTTAGGTGTTCCGTAGAACATCACGCTATATCCGCGAAGGTCACGACTTACTTCATGTGGTTTTAGGTTAGCTAAAATGCCCATTAGTCGTGCCCTCCTTTATTAGAAGTTATATCCAGCGGTGTCAGTAGACGGAGCCGCAGCGGAACCAGAACCAGAGTTCTTACGATACTCTTCCTGATTCTTCTTCATGGTTGCGAGATAGAGTTCACGATCACTCATCAACTGAGAAAGTTCAGCCGCAGTGATGGTGCTCTCATCATCCCAAGCATACGGATCCTTGGAGCAACCAGTGATAACGAACTCACGAGTCGTACTCTGACGCTCACGAACTTCATCCTCACCGAATGCGGACTCGGTTACAGTCTTGGTTACAACCGTACGGGACAACTGACGACCCCAAACACAGGTGAACACCGGATGCTTAGGACTTGCGTCAATACCCTGGAAGTAACTCATACCACCCTTGGAGTAAACATCAAACTCAACCGGCTTCAATTCCTTACGGAAGTTGAAGATCGCACCCTTAACACGCACATGCGCATCAATGTGCTTTTCATCATCGGCTTCAATGTCTTTCACGTTGGTGATCAACATATCAGTCTTGAAAGTATTGCGAACCTTCTCGTCATCGTTTAACGCATTGACGATATGAACGAAACCACCCTCATTGCGTACAACACTGACAGGTTTCTCGTCTGTGAGTTCGCGGAACCACTCATTCAGATCGACGTTACAATCGCAACGTACTTTTGCCGCATTTTCCGCACCAACATTCAGAACGGTGGGATTATCAGTGATGATCTTATTCAAAGCGGTAAAGCTGGCATTCGCACTACCACTCTTGGTGGTCGCGGTGACATATGTATAATGAATGTTTACCACATTCTCCATTTTGTCATCGGTTGCGACGCTGATTGTACCAGCAATAAACTCGGTTCCAGGATTCTTGGAGTTCGGACCGGATACTTTCTTTTCCAACTTGTGGTCGTAAAGCAAACCTTCAATGTGAGCTTCATTAATAAACGCTTTCTTCATTACTCATTTTCTCCTTCATTAAATACAACATTTTTTCCTTTTTCGGTAATCATATAAACTACTGGATCTTTACCGACCTTTTCAACATAGCCATCTGTTACCAATTTTCTCATAGCACCAGATACTCCCTTAGAAGTTGCACCCATACCATCAGCGATATCTCTCGCTTTGTACATGGCGGTTGGCGCACTCTGAAGATACATCAGAATGTTTTTTCCGCTATCAGTGAACTCAGGTTTCTCAGATGTACCACTATTACTTAATGCGTCGATATATGCTTGTACATTAGGCGGGATCTCGACGCCAGGTACCGCTTCTTGTGTTAAATAATTCCAGAACTCAAGAAATTCCTGTTGCTTTGTCATCTGAGATGGTCCTTTCTTCATTTTCTACAATAATTATAACAAATTTTTTACAAATTGTCAATTTATTCTACTGTAGATGGCAGCAGGTAC